CTGATCCAAACATTTTCTCTATGTCTCAACGTATTGCGTTGGCACAAACAGAGCTACAGTTGGTTCAATCAAACCCACAAATACATGGTGGACCCCAAGGTTTATATACTGCGTACAGAAAAATGTATGAAGCTCTTGGCGTAACTAACATTGATGGCATATTGCCAGCTCCACCTCCACCACCTCCACCTGTTAATCCTTCTAAGGAAAATCAAAACGCTTTACAGGGCGCTCCTTTGCAAGCATTCCCAGAACAAGATCATGAGGCTCACATAGAAGCTCATATGGCAGTTATGGCTACTCCAGCTATGCAACTTAACCCAAATGCTATTATGGCTCTACAAGGCCACATCCAAGAGCATATAGGACTACTTGCAGAGGCTCAGGCACAACAAGAAGTTATGAGTCAAATTCCACCAGAGCAAATGGAAATGATGCAGCAACAAGCTCAAATGGCAGCGTCTCAGCAAGGTCCACAAGGGCAAGCTCCTGATCCTATGGCACAGTTTAAACCTCAGATAGATTCTTTAGCGGCTCAAATTATAGCTGACTTAACTGAAGAACTTGCACAAGCTGTTTCGGCACCAGAGACTTCTGATCCACTTGTGGATATTAGAAATCAAGAATTGCAACTTAAAGCGGCTGATATGCAACGCAAACAATCTGAGTTTGAATCAAAACAAGAATTCCAACGTGAGCAAGAACGTAATGATGTTCTTACAGCTCAACAAAGAATTGATGTATCAGAAGCGGCTTTAGCTGATAAAACTAGGATTGCAGAAGACCGAATTCAAACGCAAAGAGATATTGCAAACTTAAACGCACAAACGAAAAGGCAATAACATGACATCATCTGTTAGAGAAAACATGGCGAAACAAGAAAAAGAAAAGAAGATAGCCCAACGGCTATCTGAAACTCCTGTTGAACTTGTAAGGGCTAGAAATGAAAATGGACACTTCATCAAAGACGACCCAAAAACAGAAGAAAATGAAGCTTGGATTGAAAAGCCAAAAGCCAAAACAAAAGCTTTTTCAAAGAAAAAAACCACAGCCAAGAAGTCTAAGTAGGTTTAGTAAAATAGCAAGACCCCAGATATTCCGAGGAATTTTCTGACTTTTTGGTATTTATACTTGTATTTCCCGTATAATTTTATACTATATGTGGTATGGACGCATTACACTTAGCACAATACTTATTGAAAAGCGTTCGCGAACGCGATGCTCGTCTTAAAGACAAGCTCGCGGACGGTTCGATACAAACCCTTGAGGAGTATCGGTATATCGTAGGACAAATACGTGGCATGTCCTATGTAGAAGATGAAATTAAAGCCGCGATGAAAGGTATAGAATACTCAGATGACTAAAAAGTTATTTGTGCCTGAACACGTTGCTAAAGCAGCGCAAAAGGCCATAAAGGAAAATTCAACAGTTCCTAAGCCAATTGAAAACGCCTTTGGCAAAGGTGGTAAACATAAAAACGAAGACGACCCTTCTGAACTGGAACAGTCTTCTCTGGAGAGATTGCCGCAGCCAACAGGCTACCGCGTACTCATAATTCCCTACTATCCTAGCGAAAAAACAAAAGGTGGTTTAATCGTACCTGATCAGGTTCGTGACCGTGAATCTTTCGCAACAGTTGCGGCTTATGTCGTTAAATTAGGTCCTGATGCTTACAGCGACTCCCAAAAGTTCCCAAGTGGTGCGTGGTGTCGTGAGAAAGATTGGGTACTTATAGGAAGATATAGTGGAAATAGGTTCAAAGTGGAAGGACTTGAGGTTAGAATCATAAATGACGACAATATTATCTCAACAATCCTTGACCCGAAGGACATTTCATATGTATAACTTAGTAGAGAACAAGGAAAATTGCTATGTCTGAAGATATTCGTGAAGACGATGACTTTGAAAATGGTACATCAATAGATGTTGAAGATGATCAGGATCAAGACCAAGAAGAAGGTATTGAAGTAAGTTCTGATGATGATGAAGAAGAAGAAACCCGAACAAAAGTTCGTAAAAAATCTTCTGGAGATGATGAGCTTGAAAATTATAGCGAATCCGTACAACGTCGAATTAATCAATTAACAGCAAAACGTAAGCAAGCTTCTGAAGAAGCTCAGGCTGCCGTTCAGTATGCTCAAACAATTCAGCAAGAAAACGCTCAAATGAAACAGCGTTTACAGCAGATGAGTGCAGGGTATAACACAGAAGCTGAAGGTCGCTTAAATGCTCAAGAAGCTCAAGCTACTCGCGCTTACGCAGAAGCAAGTGAGGCTGGCGATTATGATCGTGCAGCTAAAGCTCAACAAGCATTAGCCCAAATAGCTGTAGCTAAAGATAAAGTTCAAGCTAGAAAAGCTAATGTCGATAGGCAAAGAGCGCAAGAGCAACAGCAACAACCTGCTCAAGTTCAACAACAGCAAGCTCCGCCACAACAACAAGCACCAGTTAAGCGTGATGCTAAATTGGAAAGTTGGTTAGATAAGAATAGTTGGTTTGGAAATGATCGCATTATGACGCGTGCGGCTCAAGCTATTCATGAACAGTTAGTTTTAGAAGAGGATTTTGATCCTACGTCGAGTGATTACTACAAAGAAATCGACTCGCGTATGCGTAGAGAAATGCCTCAAAAGTTTAAGGAAAGACGGTCCAACGCCCAGACTGTTGCTCCCACGTCCAATGGACGGTCTATAAAATCAGGGCGGAAAAAATCGGTTGAGTTATCACCGGGTCAAGTTGCTTTTGCGAAAAAAATGAGAATACCACTCGAAAAATACGCACAAGAAGTAGCAAAACTAAACAAACGGAGTGAATAATCATGGGAAATGATCAAAATAGGAAGTCACGCGACTCAGGTACGCGGGAGCGCACAGAGCGCGTTCAAGAATGGCGTCCGGGTTCAGCTCTTGAAGCACCAGAGCCACCCATTGGTTTTAAACACCGCTGGATACGCGAATCTGTAATGGAATTCGACGATAAAACTAACGTACATAAAAAACGGCAAGAAGGTTGGGACCTCGTTCGCGCTGAGGAATACCAAGACTATTATGGCCCTGTTGTAGACGAAGGAAGAAACGCTGGCATCATTGGTGTTGGTGGTCTTGTTCTCGCAAGAATCCCCGTCGAAGTAGCAGAGCAGCGGAGTAAGCACTATCAAGGTGTATCACAAAATCAAATGGATGCAGTGGATCGTGATTGGATGCGTGAAAACAATCCAGCCATGCCTAAGCTAAATCCGCAACGTAAATCATCCGTTTCCTTTGGACAAAAAGGACGCGGAAACTCTGAAGGAGAGTAAAGATGTCTAATCAAGACGCTGCTTTCGGCCTTCGCCCTCTTAGAACTTCTACAAGTTCGCAAAGACAAAATCGGTACCGTATTGCCTCTGGCTACAACACAGGTATTTTCCAAGGTGACTTAGTTATAGTCGCTACTAACGGAACAATTACTCGTGCGCCTGCTGGTGGTACTGCTTTGATTTTGGGCGTATTTAATGGCTGCTCATATGTAGACCCTAATGGAAACCAAATATTTTCCAATTATTGGCCTGCTGACGCAACTGGAACAGATATTTTCGCAAATGTCATTGATGATCCAAGTGCAACTTTCGAAATCCAAGCTGACGCTGCATTCCCTGTAGCTGACTTGTTTGGTAACTTTGACATCGTTGATGCAACTGCAGGAAGTACCATAAGTGGTAATTCTCGCACTGAAATTGACGTTACAACAGGCGCGACGACTGCTGGTCTTCCGCTTAAAGCAATTGATATTTCTCAAGACCCTGAGAATAGCGATGTCGCCACCGCGAACACTAATGTGATCGTAAAAATCAACAACCACCTGTTCAGTGCTGGCACTGCGGGTCTAGCATAAGGAGTCTGTGTAATGGCTATTTCACGTTCCCAGCTCGTCAAAGAGCTAGAACCGGGCCTCAACGCTCTGTTCGGTATGGAGTATGATCGCTACGAAGGCGAACATGCTGAAATCTTCGATACTGAATCTTCAGACCGTGCGTTTGAAGAAGAAGTAATGCTTGTAGGATTTGGGAATGCTCCCACAAAATCCGAAGGCGCAGGAGTCGATTTTGATAATGCAAATGAAGCATATACTGCTCGTTATTCACACGAGACAGTTGCGCTTGCATTCGCATTGACTGAAGAGGCAATCGAAGACAACTTGTATGACCGCTTAGGCGCTCGTTATACAAAAGCACTTGCGCGCTCAATGGCGCACACTAAGCAAGTAAAAGCTGCGTCTGTATTAAACAATGCGTTTAATGCTGCTTTCTCAGGTGGTGACGGTGTTGAGCTTTGTTCAACAGCACATCCACTATCAGGCGGCGGAACTTTCCGCAACGAACCATCAACTGCTGCAGACCTTAACGAAACTTCGTTAGAAAATGCTTTAATTGATATTTCAACGTTTGTAGACGAACGCAACATGATTATTGCTCTTCGCGGAGCAAAAATGGTTATTCCACCACAACTGCAATTCGTTGCAGATCGCTTGTTGGAATCAACTTTACGTGTTGGCACAGCAGACAATGATATTAACGCGGTAAAGAACATGGGTATGCTTCCAGAAGGTTACACTGTGAACCATTTCTTGACAGACCCAGATGCGTTTTTCATTAAAACTGATGCACCTAACGGATTTAAGCACTTTGAGCGTTCGCCTATGCGCACGAACATGGAAGCTGACTTCGATACAGGTAACATGCGTTTTAAAGCGCGTGAGCGTTACAGCTTTGGCTATTCTGACCCACGTTGTGTATTCGGTTCTCCGGGCGCATAATTTAAGTCTTTTAGTTTTGATAGGGGTGACTTCGGTTGCCCCTTTCTTTTTGTAAAATACTGTGTATTATAATGTTATCCCTGACAGTAGCATTCCGCTACTGACTTAACCCAGACAGGAGATTAACATGGGTAATACTACTTTCTCTGGACCTATAAAGGCCGGAACTATTAAAAATACTACAGGAACAACTCTTGGTTCTGACGTTGCAAACGTTGGTCAAGTTGTTATGGCGCAAACATTTTCAGCAGATTTATCTGGTGGTGCGTTAGCGGCACAAGTAACAGATGTTGTTATTCCTGCAAACTCTCAAATTATTGATTGTGTGATTGATGTAATCACCGCAGCAAGCGGAGCTACCAATTTAAGCGTAGGAGATACCGTAGGTGGCGCGGCTACCGTCTTAAACACATACGGTATTGGCACAGATGCAGGTCGTAAGTATCCTACAACTCAAGCTGGCGCGGCTTTAGCTTGGCAAGACACAGGTACAGCAGATATTCGACTTACTGTTACTGCTTCTGCTGCTACAAACGCAGGTTTAGTTCGTGTTACAATTACATACGCGC